CAGGTGCACAAAACTTGGCTGAAATTGCCGATATCGAATACATCCAAAAGAAATTATTAACCGCGCTTCGTGTTCCAAAAGCGTTTTTAGGTTTTGAGGAACCTGTAGGTGATGGTAAAAATCTATCATTGATGGATATTCGTTTCGCAAGAACAATTAACAGAATTCAAAAAAGTATGTTGGCCGAAATGAATAAAATTGCCATCATACATTTATTCTTATTAGGTTTTGAGGACGAATTAAGTAATTTTACATTAGGACTAAATAACCCGTCTCGTCAAGCGGATTTATTGGCAATTGATGTTTGGAAAGAGAAGGTACTACTTTATAAGGACGCAGTCACAGCAATCGAAGGTATTGCACCTGTATCGGTTTCTTGGGCTAAAAAACACGTACTTGGATTCTCTGATGAAGAAATCAAACTTGACCTACAACAACAAAGAATTGAAAAAGCGGTTGGTGCTGAACTTACAAATACCGCAACAATTATTGTTCATACGGGTATATTTGATAATGTTGATAAATTATACGGTCAACAAACAGGAACTACCGCAGCAGCGGGAGCCGCACCTCCACCACCACCTGAAGGCGGAGGAGGAATGGGTGATATGGGAGGAGGCGAAATTCCACCGCCACCGCCAGGTCCTGAACCAGGTGGAGGAGCGGGAGTAACTCCTGAGTCAAAAAGAAGAGACAATATGAATATATTACTCGAAAGTAATGATTTGATAAATGAAGATGACTTCATAGATTTATCAAGAGCAAGAAATTCTTTGGGAGATATTGGAGACGAACTCGATAGAATACTAAATGATTAATATTTATTATAAAATATTTGCAAATGAAAATAGGTGTATTAAAATCAAGAGTTGAGAAATTACTTTCTGAATCATACGGAAAAGGAACTTTCAAAGAAGAAATTAAAAATTTCAATAGAAATGTTTTATCAAATAAAAACATATCTAAATTATTTTTTCTTTATGATGAGTTATCAACAAATAAAGGTTATGACCAAAAATTAGCTGAGGATTTTGTTTTTGAATCAATCACAATGTTTGAAAACATTATAAATAAGACAGACAAAAGGGATTTAGAAAAAATTAAAAAGTGGGTCATAAGTGTTAATTCACACAACCAATACACCGATATTGATAACTTGTTTTATAATTCGGGTGATGTTCTACATTTAGAAAACAAAGTTAGAAGTAAAAAAGTAATTGTTGAGAGTTTGAAAAAAACTCAACTTAATGAAAACAAAGAAACAATTCTTTTACCTTTGAGTTCTATGGTTAAAGTTGCAAATAAATCTATCGAAGATTTTATTTCCAATTTAAACGAATCCGAAAAGAAAGAACTTAATTTATTACTTAAGGAAGATGAATTAGTTTTGGTTGAACAATTTCAAAATTTGAAGGATGAAGCGGTAGTTAAATTAGTTGTTGTATTAGAAGGTGAATCTGACGAATCGGTCAAAAATACAATTAACGAGACGATAGATAATATCAAATCCAAGAAATTTGACAGATTAGAGTATTTTAAGTTAAAGAATTTGGTCGATAACATATAAATTTTTGACATTCTGACAAACTTTATCTAACTTTTTTTCAGGCAAATAAACTCCGAAAAAAATGAGAGAATGAAGAAAGGAAAGACCGCTAAATTAAGCGGGTTCAAATCGTCAAAAATTAGTTATGGAACGGTAGATTCAAAAAACTTAAAATCAGTTTACATTAACATTCAAACTTGGGTTCAACCAAAAGACGATTATGAGAATTGGACAAGGATTGTCCTAAATATGTCAAGAGCGATTAAACACGTAGTATTCAATTGTATTGACAAAGAAATGTTCGAAGAAAAATTTATTGCGGATTTAGATTTAAGAACAAGCGGAATTCAATATAAAAAAAGGTCTTTTATGAATTTAGAAATTAATCTTTATTTAGTAGAAGAAATGGATTTCAAGTCAACAAAGTTAAAAAAATCAATCAAATCTATCGTAAGTTGTATTCACTCTGACATATTCAGACGTAACGAATATTTTGATTTTCATTTAAGTAAAAAAGACAAAACTGAACTTGTAGAGGTATAAATATAAAGTTTGAGGTATTTATATAAAAATATCGACATGAACGAACTTAAAATATTGAAGCCCTATGAATCGGGAAAAGGGATTCTTATTGAGTATGACGCAGGATATGTGTCACCAAAAGAATTCGGAAATCAAAATATTTTGATGGAATCCAAAAGTTTTATGGACCACAGTAAACCTTTTGAGTTTTATGCGGTTCTACAAAAATATAATACACCAAATCGTAATGGTAGGATTTATCCTGAGAAAATATTAAAAAGAGAAGCGGAAAATTATAAGAAAATGATTAATAAGGGTGTTTCACTTTCTGAGTTGAACCACCCTGAATCATCTCTAATAGATTTAGATAGAGTTTCTCACATTATTACTGAAGTATGGTGGGACGGAATAATATTGATGGGTAAATTAAGATTACTTACTTCACCAGGTTTTCACGAAAGAGGTATTTGTTCTACAAAAGGAGATTTAGCGGCGAACTACTTAAGACAAGGAGTCACTTTAGGTATTTCATCAAGAGGTGTTGGTTCCCTTAAAAAGATAGGAGAACAAAATGAAGTTCAGGACGATTTTGAATTAATTTGTTTTGACTTAGTATCTTCACCATCAACGCCAGGTGCATATCTTTTTTCTAGTCCTGAAGAAAGGGGTAATTTTGAAGAGAACTTGGAGGAAGAGAATAAAACACAGAGAGAACGTCACGTAGGACCTGAAGCAAACAATTCTTTAGACCTAATGAAACGATTAAACACTTATCTCAATAAGTAATCCTTGATTTTATAAAATGTTTTGATGATATTTTATAAAAAATAAAACTATGAACGAAAAATATTTCATTGCAAAACTTTACTACGAATTTCCTGATGAAGAAACTGGTAAAGTAAAAAAGGTAAAAGAAGAAAAACTTGTAAAAGCATATAACCCAACAGATGTTGAGGCTAAGATTACAAAAAGGTATAGTGAATTAACTTGGGATTGGAGAATCACGTCAATTGCGGAAAGTAAAATTGATGAAGTTATAGAAGTATTGTAAATTTTTTTCTTAAAAACTTAATAAAAAGGGAATCCAATCGGGTTCCCTTTTTTTATTTTTTCAATTTTTTTGGGTCAAAACTATTGAAAATGAATTTTTTTGGTTTGTCATTATATTTATATGAAAAAATATATACATAAAAAAATGGCAAAAGAAAAAAACTTGGTTGAAGACGCTCTTATACAAATGAAGAATTTGGAAGAGGCCGTAGCCGAAAATGCAAAAGGAATACTTGCATCTACAATGAAGCAAGAAATCAAAGAATTAGTAAAAGAATCAATCGTATCTGAACAAGGTGATGATGACGAAGAGATTGGAACAGATGATGAAATGGGCATGGACATGGATTCTGATGAAGAGGATATTGATATGGATTCTGATGAAGAGGATATGGATATAGACATGGATTCTGATGAAATGGATATGGATATGGATTCTGATATGAGTGATACCGAAATGTCTGACGATGATGTTATTGATTTATCAGGAACTGATATTTCTGATGATGACCTATTAAAGGTTTTTTTGGCAATGGATGCTGAGGACGGTATAACAGTAAAAAAAGACGATAACATGATTAATCTAAAAGACGACAACACAGATAAAGAGTACATGATTCAAATGGAATCCACTGAAGGTGATGAGTTTATGGAATCTTACGATGAAATGGAAGAGTCTTATGACGAAATGGAAGAAGACTACGACATGGAAATGGAAGAGTCTTATGACGAAATGGAAGAAGACTACGACATGGAAATGGAAAAAGACTACGACATGGAAATGGACTCTGGTAAGATGGAAATGGATATGGACCTTGATAACATGGATGTTAATTCTATTATAGATTCAGTATTTTCAAAAAAAGTTGGTTCTATGAAAGAATCTGATATGGAGGAAGTTGTTTACGAAATTGAAATGGATGAAGATGATATGATGGATGAAGATGATATGATGGATGAAGATGATATGATGGACGAGGATGACATGATGGATGAAGACGATATCCAAATGGAATCTACTAAACCAAAAATCGGTAAGGGTGCTAAAATCGGCAAACCTAAATTTTCATACAAAAAATCTTCAGGCGGATTTAACGAAAACATGAAAAAAGGTACAAGAGGTGTTGGAATGGGTAAACCTAAATTTGAATTCAAGGAAGGTAAAAAAGATATTTCCGACGCAGTTAAGAAGGAAATGATGCCTTTCAAGAAGAAAGAAACTAAAGAAGCTGCACGTACTTATGGTATGGGGTCAAAACGCGGACGTGGTTTGAGAAAAGGGATTACACCAAACAGAAACCTTACGTTTGAAAGTCGCGAAAGAAATTTAGAACAAATTCAAATT